AATATATTTGGTACCTTTACCTATACTCCAGCAGGAGCTACAGCTCCTATAACAGTACCACATACAGCAGAAACAATACTTGAAGTTATGCAGGCAGGATTTACTCCAGGAGGCTCATTTACCTTGTCTGATGGACGAGTTATTACTACAAATACTAAGGGTGATTATGGCACAGCTTTTGATAAGCATAAAACAGACAAGTTTGGATTATTTGGTAAAACTGATTTAACTGCAGGTTATTCTCCAGGGCCAAATAAGAAGTTTGGTGATGCTGATGATGAAACATTTGTTGGTGCTGGAAATGTTGCAGCAGGTAAATTGCCTGCATATGCTAGTGTAGATACAGGATGGCAGACAGGTGCAATATCCTCTACGGATCTTTATGCTGGTGTAAAACTTCCAACTGCTGTTGGTGCAGATATGGAGCCATATTCAACTGGTGGTATATTTGGTACAGGTCTTAGAAATTGGATAGGAACTTTTACAGGGGAACTAGGAGGGGCTACTGCAACTGAAACAGGTTTATTGACAGAGGCTGAGATAGATGCCTTGGAAGCAACAACTCCAGGTTCAGCAACTGAGGCTGTAAAATATGCAGGAGTTACTGAAGGTGCATTTGGAGATGTAGCAACTGAGCAAGCAGAGGATCTTGCAACTTATCAATTAGGTGAAGCTGCTCTAGAGATAGAAGGAGAACAGGCTTATGCATCTTATAAGGCTGCTAAAGCAACGGGGGCTGGTTATACTGCTGATATGACACTCTTAAAAGATGAGCCTGCAGCATCAATACAACAGAAGTTTTTCTCAGGTGGACAGGATATAGATGAGATGTTCGGATCTGGAACACCAAGTGAGGCTTATAAAATACAGGCATTTGAACAAGCACATGTTACTGATCAAACAGCTACAATGGCAGATTGGCAGGCTATGTTTACAAAAGGTGGTATCAATAATATTGATCATCATTTAAAAGCATTACAATCATCTGTTAGTGGAGCTGCAACAGGTTATATGGACTTCATACAAGAAAGAATTAGTCTAAATCAAGGTGACAATACTATCTCAAAGCTTATGGGATTAAAATGGGATGATTATGATGAACTAGGAAATTTGAAAAGAGTGGCTGACCCTGGCCCAGGTGAATCTCCAATTCTTGCAGGACAAACTGACTGGGACGACACATCAACAGGAGAAAAAATTATTTCAGTTTTAGTTATTGCTTGTATGCTTTTTTGCTGGTCAGATAGAAAGCTTAAAAAGAATATTAGAAAAGTTGGTACCCATAAAGGACTTAATGTTTATAAGTTTAATTATATATGGGATGATAAAGAACATACTGGATTCATGGCTGATGAAGTTGAAAAGGTTGTTCCAGAGGCAGTTATTAAGAAGGGTAATTATAAGATGGTAAACTATTCTCAAGTATATAGGAGTTTATAATGGCAGTAGATAGAAGAGTGATTTCATCAATTATTGGAGAGAACATAGATTGGATTTGGAAGGCTGCAATAAACGAAAAGAGTAGTCAATTAGAAGAATTAGGTAATCAAAGAAGTGAACTTGCTTCAGAGTCTCGTGATTTAAAGAATAGGCTTATGAATCTTGGTGCTACAATCCCAGAAGAAGATAGTTCTGGAGATTTTGAAACTGCTAAAAATCTACCAATGGCTTTTATTGGGGATAATCTTAGGCAGGTAGAGGGTATGGTACAGTACTCACAGGGGCAAGTAGATACCCTTACAGACGCTTTAAATGAGTTCAATCAAGGTAAGGCTCTTATGGGAGAGCTTGGTGATACTTATGCAAATTTAGAAGCTGTAGATGCTTATGGACAAGATGCCTATCAAAACTTCCAAGTAAATGAAGGTGTTGAGATGGAGTCCTTACTTGCAGAGCTTACACCAGAACAGAAAGATCTCTATGAAACCAGTACACAATTTAGAGAAGGATTTCAAGCTGGTAATACTAGAGATATAGCTGTACAAAAGAATCTACAATCACTTGAAATAAAGCAAACTGCTGATGCAATTAAAAGTGCTAGGAAAGAAGATATATTAAATAATATGGACAGGTATCAGGGCTTATTAGATATGTCAACTCATAAGCTTACTAGTGGTTTAAAGGCTCAATTAAATATTGGTGGAACTTCTATTGGAATGATGCTAACCTCTCTTCAGGCAGGAGATGTGGACTCTTACAATGAATATATGGAGCAAATGAAGGACAATAGTAATCTAAGTCTTATACATGAAGAGATAGGAACAATGCTTGAAGCCTATAAATCGGGTGAAAATTATCCTGTATTAAATACTTTAAGTAGTATATACACAGAGTTTCAAGAGATGATGGACCTTGAAGCGACCTTTAAAGAAGGAATGCCTACTGATAATGCTTACAATTCGTTTATAAATAATGCCAGAGCTGGTAAGTTTGATAGAATTGATGCAAGATTTGAAGATGCTGCAAGAGAATATAAGTATAAGTGGGATAGGTTTAATCAATTTAATGCGTCAGGATTAATGCCTGATGAGGACGATATGATTAATGCTTTAGAACTCTTTGAGGCATCAGAAGATTTAAGCTCTAAGCAGTTAGCCTTTTTAGCTGAATCAAGTGGGGCTGAAGTTGATAAGATGTATAGAGAAGGATTTGGTGCAATGACACAGGCTCAATTAGATTCAACACTAAAGGCTGATTGGGATCCAGATGAGCTTGGTGAATATATGGATGTATTTGATGAAATGGAAATTGCTCATCAGGAATATTTAGCTATGGGGGGAGATCCTGATCCTCCATTAAATGATGGTGGTGATTTAGATCTTATTGATAGGGAAATATCCTTAGCAAATGATAGGGCTAAGTTCGAAGATGTAAAGGCAAAGATAAAAGCAATGAGAGATCATGGATTTTCCAACACTCAATCATATTATGACGCACTTGATAGTTTAAAATTTTTAGATCAAAGTGTTATTACCCAAGAGAGTATGGTAGACTTTTATACAGAGCAAGAGACAGCTAGAGAGACGTTAAATTCTGATGTGATAGCTCTTTCAAGACTTTTAGGTCTACCAGAAGATGAGATTCGTAGGCAAATAGAAGAAAAGAAAATGCGGGAACAAATGAAGGCAGGCTATAATCCTGCAGATAGAAGTACTTTCCCTGGCCAATATCAAAAATAAGGAATTAAATGGCAAGTTCTTTTGATAGAGAGAAATTAAGAGCTAGGCTCTTAGCTAAAGGTGTAGAGTGGGATGATGATCAGATCAATTCTTTTATTGATTCCCAAGTATCTGCAAATAAATCTGCAAATAGATCTATAGAAGGTTATCAACAACTTCCTCATGGTCGTGTAGTAGGTCCAGAAAGAGATCAAGAACTTATGGATCCTACAGAGGCTAGATGGGGTAAGTCTGCACTCAATTACAATCCTCCACCACAGCCAAGAAATGCAGCTTGGGATTTTTTAGGTAATGCTTTATGGAATTTTGCTGACGTTACTTCTTTTGGTGCCTTAGGACTTGTAGATGAAAAGCTTATAGAAGGTCAGGCTGAAGAGTTTCTTGCTGGAGAAGAGGGTCCTACTACATTTGCTGGTAGAGCTGGTGCAGGTATTGGTGGTCTTGCTGGGTTTATGCTACCTATGGCTGGTGCTAAGGCTGCGGCAGGTGTTGCAGTTAAAGGCCTTAGTAAGTATGGAACCAAAGCTGCTGGTCGTAGAATGATGCAAGAGGCTAGTGAGAAGGGTGTCCTTGGAGGTATGAAAACCTTTGAGAAACTTACTCCATCTCAAAAGCAGAAAGTATTTAATCCATTTGTTGAAACTCTAGAGCATCATGCAAAGACTGGAGCACTTCATAGTTCTAAAGGAAGAGAAGCCTACACTAAACTATTTAATGAAAATTATGGAAATATATTAAGAGAGAATCTGTCAACTGCAGGCATAAATGTAAGAAGTAAAGAGAAATTGAAAGCTCTTGAAGAAATAGTTATGCGTAATATGGGTGGATTGAAAGGTAATAATCTTCCTATTACTACATTGCAAGAAAGAATTGCTCTAGCATTAGGACGTAGTGAGGGGGCTGGTAAGGTTGCTAACATATTATCTCATACTCTTGAAGAGGCAGCACTATTTGCTGCAGTTGAGACACCAATGGAAATATTTAATAGTTTTGAGGAAGATAGGCCAATGAATCTTGGTGGTACACTAGGTCATGCATTCGTACTGGGTAATGCTCTTGGTGCTATTAGAATGATACCTGGTGGTAAGCAACAAGGCATTGCTAGAGAAGGATTTAGAAGAGTATTTGGCGGTAGAGATGCTCAAGGATTCAAGTATGATGGACTGTTAAGTAATAAGAGACCATTCTCTCAGTATGACGTAAAGAATGCTGGTGATAGAAAGAACTTAACCAGATATGCTCAAAGTTTATGGAAGACAGGAAACTCAGGTAAGATATTCTCAGATAAAGGTTTAACTAAGATAGATGAAAAGGATATTGGTTACTTTGCTGGTGGGTTAGATGATATTGCTAAGCTTGGTGAGACTGCTGAAGGGGCTGCTAAACTCAAACAGGTAATGATGAGTGTTGAAAGTGATTGGGGTAAGATCTGGGCTAAAGAATTTATCAATGAAGCAGGTAAGGATATGCTTGGTTCTACTCCTCGTATGATTGCAGGTGCTATGGCATTCAATCATGATATAGTATTTGATGATAATATCCCTTTAGAAGATAAGATATTTAATGTACTTGTTGGTGCATATATGACTAAGAGAGGTAGGTCTGTTGAGTATACTGCTAAAGATGGCAGTATTAAGACCTTAAAGGGAACAGATAGGCCATTTACTTATGGAGAGAGAATTAAGGATGCTGCTATGTACCTTGATAAGATGGGTATGGATCATAAAACTCTTGACTTCCAAAGATTAGTTAATGATTATAAGCTTAGAGAAGAGTACTTTGAGATAGATCAGAATGATGATGATGTTAAACTTCTTACAGATATTCTTAGAAATGAGGGTGTTATAGTTCCCCAAGAATGGGAGAGATCAAGTAAGGTCAAGAGAAAAAGTCAAGGTACCGCTGGTTACCATCCTCTATACGAGCATATAATGATGCTTGCTGATGGTCCATTAACTGGTCGCCATGAAAGAATGAAGCGTCCTGATGAGATTACTAAGAAACAAATTACAAAGATAGAAAAGCTATTAGGGGATACAGAGTTTACTAGTAGTGAGTCTGGTGTAGTTGGAAGCAAAGCTGATGTTGACGCTATTATGTATAAAGCAGCAGAGCCTAAGCTTAAAGCAATGTATGACGTTTATCTTGATTATGCCAAGCAGGTATATGAAAAGCTTGGTGGCAGCTGGCAAGTACGTGCTGATGGTAGTGTTAAAGTACTTAAGATTAAACCTAAAGCTAAAACCAATATAAGTGCAGAAGATCAGATGGCTTTTGATAGCTATCTAAGGGTATTAAATGTATTAGGAAGAGCAGGTAGTGGTCATAGAGTTGTGTTAGATAAGTCTGGACAATTTCACCAGGCTGGTGATGCAGACTATGCAGGACTAAAAGATGTATCTAGTAGGTTAGAGAAACAGGCTAACACCTTAATATATGGAGAGGGAACTGCTATAGATGGTATCAAAATAGGAGAAGAACTTTTAGGTACCTGGATGGAAGCTCAAAGTTACTATAAAGGTGTTCGTGATATATATGATAGGATTACAGATCTTGATAATACATCTGGAGTTTGGGGTAAGAATGCTGATGATGCTGTAAAGATAGAAGAGTTAATAGGTAAGATATTTGTACGTCAAGATGGATTCCTTGCCAATAAGATTGAGCTTTCAGATGCTAAAGGTGTTGAGGATTTACAATTATTTGCAGATGGATTAAGACAGGTGCTAGAATCACATCCTAATTGGAGAGCTCCATTTGGATTGTTCTCAGAAACTAGATCTAATACCACTGATAGGGGTGGCTTTAGTAATGCAGATGTTAAGGATTTAAGAAACCTTCTTTCAAAGAATGGATTGGGAGGTTTTGCTACTGACAATCCACAGCACTTAGAAAGATTTGTCCATGATATGAAGAGATATACTATGGATAAACAACTAGCAAAGGCTAGAGATTCTAAAGGCCTGCTCTTAAATGACAGTCAAAGATCTAAGATAAAGTATATGATGGAAGCTGGTATTGTAGACCAGAACTTTAATACTGTTAATATAAAAGGTGTTGTTGAAAGTCTTAAAACTGCTATGCCAGCCATAGAGGCTAGTCAATTAAGGTTAGACAAGCAATTAGGTGCTGAGGATGTTCCTTTAGAGGGATTATATATAGGTAATGAGGGCATGTATCAAGTTCTTAGTACTAATGCTAAGATGAATGATATGAAGCCTTTAGATTTTGCTAAGAAAATAATAGATAACTATGAAAGACATGTAGAACCCTTACTTAAGACTGAAGAGGGTAAAGGGATATTAACTCCTAGCTCTGTTGATGCCCAAATAGATGCAGCTCATCTAAATGAGATTGTTCATAGGATGGACATGATAGATCTTGGTGCTGAAAAGATAAGTCATCAAAAGCTTATGGAGTCTATAGAAAGACTTAGATCAGAAGGTATGCCTAATAGTACTGACCAAAAGTTTTTAAGTGCTGTGTATCATAGATTTTGGAATCGCCAGAGGGATACCAGACAACTACTTAATATATTATCTGAGTCTGGACTATGGAATAGAAATAAAATGGACTTAGATCTTGAAGGACCTAAAGATCCTATGGGTGCTATGCAGGATGCTATGTCTAAGATGGATAGAATTGTACCTTTTAGTGATACAGCCTCTAGAGTTGAGCAGAGAATCCACGAGTATATGGATGTTAATGATATGAAACATGACTTTGCTGATGACTTTAAAATTACTACTCCTGCTGACTATACTCAGAAGTATGGAGTAGAGTACGAGAAGGTAAGAGAAACCTTTGATAATAAGACTATTAGTGATCCTTTTGAGGTTATATTTAAAGAGGTTAAAGTTGATGATAAGAAGTGGGAGAAGTTAACGGTAGATCAAAAGCGTCAAGTTCTCACAGATACTATAGGGCTGTATAGAAATCATATTAATACTATAAATGTACAAAGAGTTATGGCTGGAGAGGGAGTTGGTGCTGTTATAGATAATAATAATACTATGACTAACAACTCCTTGTTTAAATCTATTACTAGTATAGTAGGTGAGGGTAACTTTGCAATCGTTGACTATAATGCAATGACTAGATCTGGTGTTATTGATGGTCGTAGAGATAAGACTACATTAGGCTTTATTAGAGGAGTATTATATAGTACTGATAAAGGTATTAATAAAGACCTTAAGGCAGACGCAGATTTAATTGGTGCTAGATTCAGTATGACTAAGGAGTCTGTACTTGTATCTCTACCAGAAGCTTCTTGGGGTATTGCTATACCTAGGGAGAACTTGTCAGAGTTAGCTAAACAGTTCTCAGAGTCTATTGATATTGCTAAGAATAAATATGGCACAGACTATGATCCTGCATACAAAGTATTGAAAGCTTTGTTTGGAAGTAAAGTTAAGGTTGATAAGAAGGCTGGTGTTAAGGAAGATACATTTATATACCACATAGATCCTGGTGTTGAAATGTATAAAGATCCTAATATTATTATGGGTGACAAGACTGGACCTAAGGATGTATGGGTGGTTGAAAGTCTTGAGGCCGCACAAAATCAACTGATGAATATGAAGGATGGTTTAGGTGGTGCTAAGAACTTTGCAGATACTATAGACAGAATTGAAGACCATTATATATTAAGAAATAATAAGGACAGCAGTCAGGATAAGCATATATATATAAGAGAAGAAGGAGTCCCAGATGGACTACAAGCTGATCCTAAGGGTAGACAGCCTGGTACTGATTATATAAAAACCTCAATAGTTAAAGACACTACTTATAAATTTAAAGATAGTACTGCTGAACAGGATGGTCAATATGCTACTGCTATGCTTACCCATATATGGATGGATAAGATGATAGGTAGGAACTGGTGGGAAGTTATTAATAAAGGTGTTGATGGTGCAGACCCTGAAGGATTCGCTAAACTTGCTACAAGATTTAAATTAATGTCTAATGTTAGTATGTATGGTATGGATAAAAACCTCGCAGATCTCTCTTTAAAGCACTTAAAAGATTTAGATGGTGATTCTGATGCTGTTAAAGGATTGCAGCGTTTAAAGGATACTGACGGGATGAATATAGCCATTGTAATGGATGAGAAGGGTATGGGTAAGGATATATTCTCTGCATATAAGAACATTCAAAGGCAAATAGAGGCTGCTATAAAAGAGAACCCAGAGCTCAAAGGTAATACAGATGATATGGAAAAAGACTGGAATAATGCTGAAGATGCCAGCTCTGTTGATTCGTACATGCCTGTTAGTAAGGAGATTATGAGAGCTCTTGAGGTTATGGGTGCTGCAGGTAATACTTCTGGTGTTGGTGGTATTAAACCTATCATTCACAAGTATGCTGGTGCTGATGGTAGAGGTGTTATACTTGGTAAGACTGTGTTTGTATATAGTAAAGAGTTTGATACATTCTTCGATAACAATAAGAATGTACATGCTATTATGTTTGATAGTGCCGAGAAGATGAATGATAAGTCTATAGAGAGATATGATATTAAGGAAGGTTCTATAGATGGGTTTATAGATGGCCATATAATGGATGCTAAGTACATTAATAAGTTAAAGCTTGAAGAGATAGAGCTGGGGGCAGTAGTAAAGCCCGACCATGAAGCTACACTATCACAACAGATAGCTAATGAGCTTAGTATTATAGAGGGTAATAGTTTATTTGATACATATATATCAGAGCGTTTAGTAGAGTATACTAATACTGCTAAGAGAGTATTCAATGAGTATGATCCAACTGAAGCTATTGCATATGCTAAACACTTTAATAGTATACCTGAAACATTTGATGGTATGAGTTCTTATACTAGATGGTTAAAGAACAATGGCATTCCTCATACATCTCCCTTTAATCAGACATTTAAGAATAGTATTAAGAAGGTTATGATAGATGATGGTGGTCTACTTACAATGAAAACACCTCATGGTTCACAGTCTGTTCTTGTTCCTAACCTTGATATGTTAGATAAGAATTTAAGAAATACAATGTTTTATAGAGATAAAAAAGGTGATCGTAAGGTATGGGATTATGGTCAGATAGAGATCTCAGCACACAATAGAAAGAAGGCTGTAGTACTTGATAACTTAAGGTTTGTAAGACATTTTAATAAAGGTAAGGATATAGTAGTTTCTTATAAGGATTTCAATAAAGAGAATCCTGATATGGTTAAGAAGAATATGAATCTAGGAGAGGTATTTGATGCTATTAAAGGTACTGATTATGAGATAGCTATTACTTCATACAGATCTCCTAGAACAAGACCTGGAGATATAATTGTATCAGGACTTAAAGGTTTTATGGATGGTGAAGTTGGTAATCAAGCTCGTATAAATGCACATGATTTAAAGATGCGTATGGAAGGTGACTTTGATGTGGACAAGGTTAACTATTGGTGGGATACTCCTGAAACTTTATTTAATAAATGGGATGCATTACAAGGAGAGGTGGGAGCTGTTAATCCTGGTAAGAATCCTACATCACTTAAAGGTCTTGACTTCCTGAAGCCTGGTATGATAGAGAAGTTTGCTGCTGATCAAGCTAATGCTGGTTACATGCGTGGACAGGTTGTTAAGATGAGTAGGATGCTACAATTCTTTGATAACTATGCTGAAGTTAGTAAAGGTATTGTTAGTCGTGAAGGTGATATAGCTAAGCTGGGTGATAAAAAGGTTATATTTAGAGCAGGTGATGAGACTGGCCGTATCACACTTGATCCAGATAAATTAAAGAAAGCAAAAATAAAACTTGCAGAAGATATACAAACTATAGTTGACTCAAAGAACGGTTACGATACAGAATTATTTAAAGATAATGTATGGCAAGATAAGTTCTTATATGGTGAGAAGAATAGTGATTATGAAGGTGTCTTTACGTGGCAAACATATGATGCTAAAGAGAAAATGTGGCTAGATGTTCCTGGTGAAATGAGTGGTAATAGTCATGCTGTTATAGCTAAGACTGCCATTAATGAGTTGTTATCTCCATATAGAGGTCTTCTTCAAGTTGGGGCTGGTGTTTTTGAAGGTGGCAAGAGAAGAAGTACTACATATGAAGATCTTATTGATGCTAGCAGTAGGTTTGAGACTAGGATGAGATTTGCTCATATAAATGCTCGTAGAAAACTAGAGAAACAAGGCATAGATAAGTCTGTGCTTGATAAAATATTTATGAGGAACAAGCAAGTACACAATCCATTTGGTCAGATAATGCCTAATATAACAGGGGAGCTATTACCATTTGAAAGAACTATTAGAGAGATAGGTAGGAATGATGACATGCAAATCTCTGCTCCAAAGAAAATGTTTGGTGACCAATTAAATCAGTTCAACAAATGGAGTGCAGAGTATCTAGAGCTCGGAGAAGGTGTTCATCAAGATCAAATTAAGAACATTATTGAACAGATAGGGAGTGACTCAAAGAATTATGGATACCTTAACTTTTTAAACTGGCGTATAAAGAAACAAAGTAATACTATGTGGGAAGCAAGAAAGAATAATAATACTAATCTTGCAGAGAGCATAGAGTATGAACTTAAGAGTCTTACTGACAAAAGGAATGATCTTGAGAAGCAATTGATGACTAATCCAGAGACAATGAAAATGATTCTTAATCAAGCACAGAGAAGGATTAGTTATGAGATTACTAGTAACTGGAGGTATAATAAATATACTAGGAATAAAAAGTTTAATAATTATCAAGAAGCTCTTGACTGGGTAACTAATAATCAGCTAGAGATTTCCAAGATGGCTAAGAAAGAACCCTTAAGAATTAAGGGTATTAATACTTCAGAGCAGTTAGATATGATAATTTGGAATGAACAACTTAGTAAGTATAAAGATATTTATATAGCCCCAGACTTTGATAAATTGCAAGGGAAAGCTTCCTTTGAATTTGAAGGAGATTTGTTTACTTTTAAAAAGAATTTTGGTAAACTATGGAGTCAGCTCTTTGATGATAAAAAGCGTAGAGACAATAAAAGAGAACCATGGCTTAGTGAGAATATGATTATGGAGCAGGCTAAGGGTATGTTTGATGAGATATATACTAAATGGGAGAGCCACCAAGAAGGTCTAGGTAGGCTCGCCCTTCTTAAACTAATGGCTCCTACTAAAGATATCGGCTCTATGACATACTTTAATGGTAAGTTTGTTGAAAGCTTTAGATCTGATAGCCCTACATATATTAAGTTTGGTCTTAGATGGCTGTCTAATACAGATAAAGTATCAGAGATGGTTAAAGATAGTATGTTTAAAAGTTTTGCTGATGGGTACAGTAGTTTATATAAAACATTTAGAGGCATCCAAGCTCCAGCTGAAAACTTTGGGCATGCATTGTATGAAGAAACTGTACGATATAATAGGGAGAATATGTATGAAGCTCCTGTACCTCTTTTAGATGCAGATCTAACAATGAAATGGAAGACTACTGATGAATATAATGATGTATTAAATAAGATAAACCCTGATATAGCAGCTACATTTGGTTACAACCCACAGTTTACCACAGGATATTTATTAAGTTCAAGATTAGTAGGGCCTGAGTGGGTTAAGTATGCTAAACAGGCATCAGCTTATTCATATTCTCCTACTGGATTTTTACCTCATGACTATAGTGGAGGTAAATTACCTACAATAACTGGATGGGACTCGTTTAATAATGCAAGACATCAAGAGGCAAAGATGTTCCTGGGAGATGCACTGGGTAAAAATATATTGTATGCTAAGTTTAACCCTAGAGTTAGAGCTTTATTTGAAGAGTATCAGGGTACTGGTGCAGAAACCTTTGAGAATACAAGGAAAGTTATAGAGAACAGAAAGAATGATGGCTGTTAGGCAAAATGAAAAGTAACGAAAAAGTTATGTCATATATACCAAAGTTTCAACTTTCTTTTAAAAAGTCGCCCCTCCCAGCGTATCAATTTTTGAAACCTTTGGTATTGTATATAAGGTCACTATGGGAGTGCAAAAGGGGTGCAGGGTGCGTTTTACGGACGTTTCTCAACTTTTCCGACCTTGAGTACCACTTTAACATAAAAGGAGCTTAAATGGCAGGTTGCCCCCCAGATAAGGAAAAGCGTATAGATAAATTACTAGATATACATGATATGTGGTTTGGCATAGGACAGCATGAAAAGAGTGAGGTAGCTAGTAATATAAAGAAGGTAACAGGTACTGATACCAAGTATTGGAAGAAGTTCTATGACGCAGAGATGAAGGCTGACTTTGATTATGGTGATCTGCCTAGTATGAAAGAATTAAAGAGATTAGAGCGTAAAGTAAAGAAGTTTTCTAAACAAATGGGTAGAAAGCCTGGTAACTTTGCTAAATGGTTCTATCTTCCTGAGAATGTAATGTCTAAGAATCCTGTTACGAAAGAATACTTTAATAGTGTTGTTATTGCTGGCAACTTTTATAGAGGCAATATGGATAAGGTTACGTCTAATCTTGATAGGATAGTGGAACTAGTTAATATGTCTACTCAAGAAGGCAGCCTGATGAATAGGTTTAATATATCAAGAAGTCAAGCTCAAAAGAAAATGGCTTCAATTCAGCAAGAATACCAGTCTCTATTAGCTAAGGGCAAGAAAGATGAAGCTTTAAAATTTCATGATGAGAATATAGCAAAGATATCTTCTGACAATCATGTAGCTACAATGCAAAAGTTACATGAGCTGATGACTGATCCTAATATTATCTTTAAAGGTAATAAGGTAGAGAATGCTAGTAAATATGGTACAAATCTAGTTCAAGCAGCACATTTATGGCATAATGATATGGCCCCACAGCTATGGAAAGTATTAAATCATGGCATTCACGATTATATAACAGTATTAGAAAGTGGTCAGACAGCTCTTGGTATTGAGAAGCCTATGATAGATAGTATAAAAGAGAAACTGCTTGTGAAGAATAAAAAAACAGGCAAATGGGAGATGGCAAAACAAGAGAACTATTTTCCAACACAAGTACTGGATATACTACCTACATTCAATACATTGACTGAAAGTATCTGGTCTGGTGATTATGGCAGTAAGACTAAGGATATGAATGAATATATTAATAAGACTATTGAAGGTATTGCTGATAATTTAAAGCTTGATGGGAATGTATTTGAAAGAGGCCCAGATCAGCCTACCAGAACTTCTAAGGATGTTATAAGTATTATAGATACATATGCTAAGGGTGCTACTAGATTTAATTATACAGCTGAAGTTACTAAACATACTGTAAATGCTCTAAAGAAGTTGCATGAAATGAAGGGCGAGGATATGGATGATCATATCAAATTTCTTGCTGACTATGTAAAAGACACTCATGGATCTGCTGTTGGTATGGATATGAAGCAGTCTAAATTTGGTAAGATAGCTAGAGCTATTACATCATGGCAGTTTATGTCTAAACTTGGATTTAATGTAAGAGGTGCAGCTCGTAATGCTACTCAGTCACTACAAAACTATGTGTACTTTGGCCATAAAGCTATTAGAGAGTATAATAGAACTGGTAAGACTGATAAGATGAAAAAGATTACCGAGAAAGAAATGGAAAGACATGGTGTATTCTTTACCAATCTAGAAGAGCTAGCTATGCCAGCAGAATTCCTTCCAAGTACTAAGATGATTGATGGAAAGATAGTTGAATCTAAACCTGGAGCTGGAGAGAACTTTACACAGTATTTAGAACGTGTAGCGAAGTTTTCTGGTAAGCCTATGCAATGGGTAGAGAATAATATTAATAGATCTTATACCTTTAAACTTGCATTTAATAAGTTTTTTAATGAGCTTAGTAGGAATGATGGTATTCTTAGAAAAGAACTAATGAAACAAGGATATAAGACAGGAAAAGAATTAGATTTAGCTGTTGAGAAAGATATAATAGGAAGAAGCAGCAGGTTCGCAGCTAATATGGTTAAAGAACTGCATTATGAATACTCTCCATTTGCTAAACCTAAAGCTCTTAGGACAGCTCCTGGTTCAATACTTGGACAGTTCAGTACTTATAGTATTAATTTCTTTGAGTATAATCGTAAGATATTAGCCGAGGGTGCTGATTCAGCTATGCATGGAGAATGGAATAATGAACATGCTTGGAGAATGTATAGACTTGGTGCTACTTATATGGCTATTGATGCATTAATATCACCTCTTGTCAGTACAGATATATCTAAACTTGTACAGCATGATACTAAAGAAAGATTAGAACAGTTATATACATGGTTTACAGGTACTGAAGCAGATAGGAAAAAGGTATTCTTTGGTAAAGGACCTGCTATAGGTACATTTGGTGGTCCATTTGTATCAGACCTTATTACTATTGGTCAGTTAACTAACTTTATGAAGATGAAGGAAAATGATTGGATGTCCTATATGGCAGGATACCAGGACTTTGCTGAGCGTACCAAGGATGATAAGGTATTTGAGTATGTAAGACTTTTAAATACCCAGCTTGCTCGTACTATGTATGGTACTATACCTAAGATGGTTAATGGTACTGGCCTTACTACACTAGCAGGCAGTGAACTTGGCTTATATGGATCGTCTAATTTAAAGCGACAACATAATGAACTATTTAAAAATACACGTAAGGTAGCCCCCAGTTTTATGGGAGACTACCTCACGCCACTCAGCGAGAAACAAAGACTTGCGAAAGGATATAGTAAGGCTTTGAGCAACAAACCTAACAAGAATGTGCATCCCGATGATTTAAGAGCTATAATGGATAGTCTTGAGAGAATGAAGAACCAAAGGTGAGTTAGTTATCCTCACCCCTGTGAACTATCATATACATTTTAGAAGCAAGTACATAGATATCATCTACAAACTCGATAAGTCTAGGATCTAATTCGCCTCCTTTATCTTTCCAGTCTGTTATTCTTTTTTGGATCTCTTTTAATTGGTCTTGTTCTAACATTTTACTCCTTAATTAATTCTATAAAGCTATCTAAAGGGATAGCAATATAAGGTTCACGTCTATTTTTTTTCACTACTACAGCTGGTGCTCTATCATCAGAGTTAGACTCTGCTTGCTCAACAGCAGCCCAAAACTGTAGCCTTTCTACATTTTTGCATTCGAAGCTATAAGGTATTAACTTACGAGCAGCAGGGGACAGAACTATATCCTCCCCTGTCATGCCCATAGTTTGAGATTTAATATCATCTTCTTCAAGACTTGGAAATGAATCTCTTAGAATATCGCGAACCATATTTTGAAGCTTTCTACCTTTAGCTTTGTTTGATCTTACGTTCATAACCTAATCTCCTTAAAGCTCTAGTAATTGTGGCATTATCGGGACCTCCAGGAGGAGAGAGGACAAGATCAAGTTTTTCATTGACTTCCTCTCTCTCTTCTTCAGGAATACAATCCCAATAGTCCATAAGAATATTATAAGCAGCTTTATAATCAGGATCCATTCTTAGTTATCTTAGAGTGATAGATTTCCTTTTCACGCTCTAAGAGTTCTTCCTTGCGACATTGCAGCCAGAATTCATAATCTTCATAATGATTATACCTGTCTGGATTTAGCATCATGTCTTGAATTAACGCTTCTTTTACTTTACCCATCTTTATCCTCCATTCTTGTCATTTCATTTAATGGTGTCTTATTTTTTCTACCATGTTCTCTTATAGCACACCTTTTACATATCCGCAGGTCTTTAGAACCTGAGATCTTTTTTCCATCAGGAACCCACAAGTAAGCAGGTGGCTTAAGTTGACGCTCACTACACATTTCACATTCATAGGGCATCTTTCTTCCAGTAGGATGTACTGTCACTACAGACCCAATCTACCTGCTACTTGCTTTAATTTAGTACTTAATTCTTCAACGCTAAGTTCAAGCTCGTTGATTCTGTTTTCCAGCTTGTCTATAAAGCTTTTTACTTGACTTTCTCTTGGCTTTTCTAGATTTACTTCCTTTAGTATTGTTGTTGTTTTGGTTGGCATCTTGAGCCTCCTTATTAAATGGCAATCTACGCCATTGTTCAAGTGTATTTATAAAACCATATATATCATATATAGCTTTCTTTATTTCTGTGAGATCTTTCTCTACAGAATTCTTCCAATCTGCTGCACTGAATTTATCACTCATAGGTATGCTCCACATGTTGTGTGAACTTGGTATGATCACCTTTCCATATCATGTAGCTATCAAAGTACCTAAGTAGTTGATTAAACAAGTGCTTGAGATCATTAACTTCTTCAGTTAATTCTTTTACAGTTTTCTTCTTTCTTGATGTTTTCATTTTACTCCTCTCACATAAGGGTTCTTTACTAGTCTAGTTCCAGGTATGACTTCGCCTGATTTAAGGTCATTGAGAATTCTTTTCTTGTCCAATTTCTTGGTAATAACCTCGACCCAATAGTGGTCAGGAATCTTAGATTCATCAATAACATCCACTGCCCCAGCAGATTCAGATATCTTAATGGGATTAAATATATCATGCTTAGGGAGTTCCCCAGTTGCTTGGTAATTTTCAATAACATATGCTTTCAACCTCTCTTGGCTATTCTTTATAAACTTAATATACAATTTCATCTTATTCATCTGCTTAGTGAATAGCGATAGTTCACCATCCATCTCTCCATATAAATACTGGATACCGTTCTCTTTCTGAGTACGTTCCTTGATAAGATCATTTATTCTTTCTTTTACTGCCTCGTCATCAAATATCTCATAGTCTTCACTTGCAGTTATTAGATTTCGAGTAATTTCTATTAAAGCTCTACTCATTCTAACACTCCTATATTAACGTTGTTTACTGTTAGTTTAACATCTAAGTTCTCACGCTCTCTATTAGCTTCACATTTAATATGTAACATCTTTATTAAACCTTCACTATCTTTGAGTGGTGATACAGATAATACTTTATTAGCATTATATGCAGTTCTGAAAGAACCTTTGGAAGATGCTATATTCATTCCTTCATGGAATGCTTGTTTTGTGATCTCGCTCACAGCAAATATGATTATACTGTATTTAACAGCTATTTCCATAATTGATTGT